GTACAAAGGTTGCCGGCCCATTTTTCATGTCTTCATAGCAATACCTTCAAGGTCCAGGCCACATCACTCACTGACGACGTTAATCGCATGAGTTTTGAGATCTGGGCTTGACTCGCTAGGGCGATAGGCGGCAAGCCTAAAAACCTAGCTCTCGCTATGAATGGCAGTTTGACTATCCCTTTGTACATACCCTTTAAAGCACGCGCATACTTATACTTAACCTGTGCAGAAACGTCATCTAATACTAGTTTCGATTCCCGCGTTATGGCAAGTTGAGCCCGCGTAGCTCTAGATACACTTTGATGTATCTTGTTGAAGGGTATTACTCCGTTCAGTCTTCGTTCCATTAAAGCGGCATAGTCCCGGCAACCGGGTACTACAGCCTGTTCGACAGACGATGATTCTTCATCCTCTCTCAGGTGATATGGTATCACCTCCCGCACCTTCCACTCTACCGGTGCCCACCTATCGTCATTACAGCCACCCACGACATTATGTGCCGATGCGGCGATTGCTAACTTATCGTATGGCGTCTTGAATACAATAGACAGGTGCTTGAAGATTTTTATGGTGAGTAGGTCTATTTGATCTGTTGCTGCTGGGGCCCGTCGCTTTAACTCACCCATCCTGGTTACCGTAGCTGATACAGCGTCCAATGCCCTTACAGGCATCTGTGACTCTATCCGTGAGTGTACTGCTGTCGCACATGCCCGTGACAAATACTGGGAACCTAATCCGTCAGACATCTCTATTTTGTGCTCTACCCGCAAGAACTCGCCTACAGATAGTATGTTACATTTCGCAGGTTGAGCTCGTGCGTTGATGTCTGCCATTCTGTCATGTACGTCGATGGCTGCCTTCACACTTCGGATTGCAATCAGTACGTCATCTCCGTTATGTACCGAGTCTACCACGTCAGGGTGTTCGAACACACCCGCTATATCCATGTACACATAATTAAGCACCGTGTTGATGAAAGTAGTCAATCGGGAGCCAGACAACAGTGTTCCATTTGGTCTGTAGGGACCATCTTGCAGCGGATAAACCATGATGTCCATATAACTGTCTAGAATCCAGTTCATGGCCGCTAGTTGCTCCTCTGTCATTGCCGGCGCGAACACGTCTCTATACGCTTTGATTACAGCTATCATACTTGACGTAGAATGTTGAGCATTGAAGTCATCGAAGTCATAACAAAACGAGTCACAGCCTTCCAACATCGCCTTTAGCCTCTTGTGTACCCTCCCTGCCTCCGCATCTTCACCAACCGGGAACCTGTGCTTCAACACTTCTTCACAGTTGAACATTGCGAAGTGGGCTACGGTTGCTGACGTCAGGTCAACTCCATATATGGCTCGCTCTTTGCCCCATTCATACTTCGTTGACGCCCAAGCGCGTATGGCTGGCTTTCTAGCGAACATCTGTTCTACGTGTTCTATGGGCATGCTGTTCAACGTTACGAACTTAGTCCTGTACCTGTAGCTATCCCTGTTTATGTATTTCTCATCAGCTGCGTGTTGAGAGTGTACACTACCAGCAGGTGACCATTCCCAGCGTGCTGCAGCGAAATCACGCAAGCTCATGCGTTTATATTTGAAGCCATGCCTGACACCCATGTTGAATACAGACACTGCTTTCGCATACACAGTTTCTGGTTTGACGTCAATCACATCCGGGTTCAACCTGTGTTCCCTCTCAGTCTGCCAGTTCACAGCT